GCCGGTACAGTTCGTGAAGGCAGCTCTGCAAACGTAGGTTTCGTAGAGATGGCTCAAACCGCCGCGTGGACACAAAGCGCTTCTGGCGATAGCACGGGTATTATTATCCCCGCTGGCAGCCAAATTACTGAAATAACTTTATATGTAACTGTTGCTCCTACCGCAGTAATGTTATCTGGTGGTACATCTGCTACAGCCACTGAGTTATTCACTGCGTTAGCACAGGGTTCTGCGGCTAATGTTATTAAGCAGGCGTCTACAGCAACAATTACTGACGCAGATGCTTGGGCAGACGTAGGCACTTCTGACGTTACTATCTTCCTAAAATCTGCTAGCGGTACCACTGGACGTGGCTATGTAACGGTCAAATACATCCAGAACAACAATCTAGCTTAATAACTCGGGAGTATAGATCATGGCTAATTCAATAACGACTCAGATACTAGCCAATACTGACCGTAAGCTAGTTATCCAACGTGTTATGTTTAGCGACGGCACTGAGGAAGACGAAGCAGTAATGGTTGATATTAGTGACTCCGCGTATAACAGTTCTGGTGGTAAAGCCATGACTGGCGTTGCCGTGGAGAAGATAGTCATTACTAATATGCCGTCAGGGAGAATGAAAGTTGGTTGGGATTCTACCAACCTTTACCCTTTTATTATGTGTGTTGGCGGTTCAGCCACTTCCAGCGGGCCGGGCATGTATAATATAGATTACGGCTCTGAATGGGGCGGTCTTACTAAAGACAACATCACGGTAGACGCAGGCACAGAAGCAGGTAGTGGCACCCCAACAGGGGACATTGCAATAACTACTAACAGTTTTGATAGTGGGGAAGGCTATGTCGTTACCTTAGTGATGCGGAAGATATTTTAATGCGTAACTACTACAAGAAAGGCGGTAAGGTCAAAGGCTCTATGAAGGGCCACACTATAGGCGGCGGGCAGAAACGCCCTACTAAATCTGGTGCTGGTATGACCGCCAAAGGTGTAGCTAAGTATCGTCGGGATAACCCCGGAAGCAAGTTAAAAACAGCAGTAACTGAAGACAAACCAACTGGTAAGCGTGCCGCACGACGTAAGTCGTATTGCGCACGTTCTGCTGGACAAATGAAACAGTTTCCGAAGGCGGCTAAAGACCCTAATTCAAGGCTTCGCCAAGCTCGCAAACGTTGGAAATGTTAGGAGATTAACATGCCAGAAGTAAATGATAAGAAATTCCCTTATACCGAAAAAGGTAAAGCGGACGCTAAGAAAGAAGCGAAAAAATCAGGTAAGAAGATGAAGACTAAGAAGTACATGGCTGGCGGAATGGCTGCGCCTGCTGGCGGTGCTGCTCCTATGGGCGGCGGTGCTCCTGCTATGCCTATGACGGAAGAGCAGAAGAAAAAGAAAATGATGGAAGAAATGATGAAGAAGAAGGCCATGGCTGGCGGTGGCGCACCTGCGCCTAAGATGCCTGCTGGCGCACCCGCTATGAAAGAAGGCGGCAAGGTCAAGAAGAAGAAGAAAATGATGGGTGGCGGTATGGCTAAGAAAGCCTACAAGTCTGGTGGTAAGGTTCGCGGTGCGGGCATTGCTAAACAGGGCGTACGTAAGTGTAAGATGCGCTAACCATGCGTCGCTATTATAAGTCAGGCGGTAAAATATGTTCTAAGGGTAAGTCGTGGGCGAAACGTACCTTCGATACTTACCCTAGTGCATACGCTAACATGGCAGCTTCTAAATACTGTAAAGACCCTAACTACGCTAAAGGCTCTAAAGGTAAGAAGAAATAATGGGTGATCTGAAGAAATGGGTTGATCAAGACTGGGTTCGTATTGGCACTGATGGTAAAGTCAAAGGTAAGTGTGGCACATCAAAAGACAAGAAGAACCCAGACCGTTGCTTGCCACGCAGCAAAGCTAACTCGTTAAGTAAAGGCGAGAAAGCCGCTACCGCCAAGAAAAAGAAGCGTGAAGGCTCTAAGGGCAAGACTGTTGTTAAGAATACTAAGCCCGCTACTGTAAAGCTACGCAGTGGGGGTTTGGCTCGAAGGAAACGGCACACTTGTGGGTGTGGTTGTTAAGGTAATCTATGGCTACTTCAGGCACTACAGCATTTAATCCGCAGTTTACAGAAATAGCGGAAGAGGCGTGGGAACGCGCTGGGCGCGAGATGCGCACGGGTTACGACCTACGTACGGCTAGACGTTCCATGAACATGCTTACCATTGAGTGGGCTAATCGTGGGATTAACTTGTGGACGATAGATGAAGGTTATATTGACCTTACAAAAGACATTTCTACGTATTCCTTACCCGCTGATACTATAGACGTATGTGAGATGAACATACGTACAGACGCAGGTAACACGTCGTCGCAATCTGACCTGTCGTTAAACAGAATTAGCTTACCCACGTACGCAGCTATACCCAACAAACTATCTACGGGCAGGCCACTACAAGCATTAGTCCATAGACTAGGGCAGGCGGGCACGTACCAAAGCGGCGACCACACTGACGGTGCTACACCTGCTGCTACCACTATAGGAGCGAACGTACAGCTCTTGACCGTATGGCCAGTGCCGGACAAAAGCAGTACTTATCAAATATATTACTACCGTATGCGCCGTATACAAGACGCGGGTAATGGGGTAGAGACAGCAGATATGCCATTCAGGTTCCTCCCGTGCGCGGTAGCAGGACTGGCGTACTATATAGCTATGAAAGTGCCTGAGCTTATGCCTCGCGTACAGATGTTAAAACAAGAATACGAAGATCAATTTAGGTTAGCTTCGGAAGAAGACCGTGAAAAAACAGCCGCTAGGTTCGTACCTAGTAACTACAGGTGCTAGCTTATGGGAAACAAATTTGCTTCCGCAAAGAAAGCTATCGCTATATGCGACCGTTGCGGGTTTCAGTACAGGCTTAAAAAGCTAAAAGCTCTTGTCATTAAGAGTAAGAACACACATTTAATGGTATGCCCCTCTTGTTGGGAGCCGGATCACCCACAGAACAAGCTAGGTGAGGTTATAGTAAATGACCCACAGGCGATACGTAACCCACGCCCAGACAACGCCACGGCTGCAAGTAGAGTTACACAGTACGGCTTTAGACCTGTAGGTGGGGGTAACAACATAGACATACCCAACCCATTGGTAGGTAATGCCAAGATAGGCACAGTAACGGTGACAACATGAGTATGACATTACAGCAGGTGAGGGATAACATCGCTGATATTACTGAGAACACGTTTACAAACGCGCAGTTAGACCTGTTCATTACACAGGCAGAAGAGGCAATACTTACTGCTATAGAGGTGCCAGCACTCCGTAAGTTAGACGATTCATATACTTTATCCATCGGTGTGAGTACGTTAGCCATGCCCTCTGACTATTTACGCACTATCAATATCGCGGTAAGGGCGGCTGACGGAGTAGAGTCATACCTAATAGCAAAAGACGCTAATTTTCTACGTGAGGCTTACCCTAGTAATGCTACATCTACGCCCCAATACTACGGACAGCAAAAGGCAGACACACTACAGTTTGGCCCCATACCTGACCAAGCATACACAGTTGTGCACATCTACGCAGCCTACCCAACCTCTCTTACAGCGGGTGCTACTAGCGGTACTACGTGGCTTAGTGAGAATGTGCCCTCGCTACTATTAAACGCGTCGTTAGTAGAGGCGGCTAGGTTTATGAAGGCCGAGCAAGACATACAAGCTAACTACCAGCAGATGTACGCAATGTCGCTACAGATGTACAAAGAAAAGAATGACAACAGTCAGTATACTGACCACTATAGGGCAAGAGGGTTAGTAGGGTAATGGCTATTACACAAATAATGACCACATCAGCTAAGTTAGCCCTTCTTAAAGGTGACTTAGACTTTGATTCAGTTACTTTAAAGCTAGCTTTATATACTAGCGACGCTGATTTAGGTGCTGACACGACAGCGTATACCGCTACAGGCGAAGCCTCGGGCACAGGGTACGATGCTACAGGTAAGGTAGTAACTAAAGGTACCCCCACTTCAAGTGGCACCACAGCTTACGTAGACCTAACAGACGTAGAGTGGACTAGCTCCTCTATAACTGCAAACGGGGCGTTACTATACGTGGACGGCGGTATAGCTGTAGCTGTGTTAAACTTCGGCTCAGACAAAACATCATCTAACAGCACGTTTGCGGTTACTTTCCCTGCCGCGAGCGCGACTACAGCAATAATTAGGATTGAATAATGGCTACGTACACAGATAGTTTAGGGCTTGTAAAACCGGCAGCGGGCGAAGGTGCGGGTACTTGGGGTACCACTATAAACTCATCGCTTACCGATTTATTAGAACAAGCCATTGCTGGACGGTCAGTAATTAACACATGGTCTAGTAACCTCGCTACTTTATCGCTGAGTAATGGTGCTTTAACGGATGCGCGAGCAGCGATACTACAGCTAGATACTGGCACAGGCGGTTCAGCTCTTACTGGCGCAGGCACGCTTAATGTCCCGGATAAAAGTAAAGTGTTTGTCGTATTTAACAACTCTAACCAAATTGTAACCGTAAAGGTGGGTGGGCTGACGGGCGTAGCGATACCAGCAGGCAAAACATCTATCCTACATTGCAACGGCACTGATGTAATAGACGGAATAAACAACATTACTAGTAACGCCACAATGGGCGGTACATTAGAGGTTACTGGCGCAGTGACTATGGCTAGTACATTAGGTGTTACTGGAAATGTAGCAGTAAATACAAACAAGTTTACCGTAGCTGGTTCAGATGGCGACACAGCCATAGCGGGCACGTTAGCTGTTACAGGTGCTACAACTGCTACTGGTGGGATTACAGGCTCACCTACGGCTACTGTACTTAGCCCAACCTCCGACAAAGACGCCACAGCAATGACAGCACTTGTTGGACAAAGAATTATATCTACAGCTAGTGGAGACACTACGTACACCCTACCTGACGCAGCTACAGCGGCCATCCCTGTTGGCTCTACTTGGGTTATTGTTAACGCTAATGCAACGGCTGATATTACTATCGAATCCGGCGGTACTGACGATGTTATAGCCCTGTGTTCAGGTGCAGCTTACACTCCGGGTAGCACGAGCACTGATAGAACCATTGTGCAGGGTGGCGTAGCCGAGATCGTATGTGTAGCAGCTAATTTATACGTCATCTTTGGTGGAGGCGTTAGTTAATGTCTTCTGGCGCTATAATGATGGTGGGTGGCGCAGGGGGTGGGGCTAATGTCTCCACCATGACCGTGGGTGTTACTAACTCAAAGGGTCTTTTATACCATGGGTTTGTAGCACTACCGTTCGCCGTGCCCTCTGATGAAAGTACCCCTCAAATTGGCTCATTATCCCCCAACCACGTTACAGTGAGCGGTGTTAACTACACTGTACACCGCCTCAGCACACAGAACCATACAAGCGAATTCGTATTCGCCGTGGCCGACCCAGACGAAAACCTATCAGCCACGTCAATTACGTCTGTGGCAACAATTTTAGGTACAGCTACTATGAGTGCGCTTAACTTCTATAAGGTAACGGAGGGCGGAGTTAACTACGCATCGTGGGCGGGTAACGGGCAAGGCGATATATTTGGTACAACAGAAGACTTCCCTGTAGTGGTAACGTTCAATGTTTAGCACGACAATAGTTAATACAGTTGACCTAGTGAAGTTAGAGCAGCTATACGCCGAAAACAAAGACACTATAGATACTAATACCGGCCAAGACTTTGCAATTACGAAGAGCGCATTTACTCATGCAATAGACGGCAAACTTACCGCAGAGATAACTAAAGACGGCGAAGTTGTGGGCTATACAACTGGTAGAATAAAGAACCAAGCGTACCACTGCACAAACGTGATAGTAGGTGACAACAAAGCATTTATACTGTCTGGTGATTCCTTTTGTAAGGTATTACGTGACTTAGACATTACAGCCATAAAAGGGCATGTAAAAACAAACACTCCAATGTATGATTTCTTACTTGCGAGTTTTGGCAGAGAAGATTTATTTAACGCCGAAGTGGGCCTTCCTAACGAAGGGCATGACGGTATTATCATAACTTTAAACATATTGTAGAGGTAGTAATGACAACGCAGAAGGAAATGCTGGCGAAAGCGGTAGCAGGTATTGAAAAGCACGAAGCAGAGTGTAATTTAAAATACGCGCACATCAAGGAAGAACTTACTTCTGGGACTAAGAAGTTTGTACGTTTAGAAAACATTATCTGGGGGCTGTATGCGCTTATTATCAGTGGCGGTATTGCTATTATTAGCAAGCTCGTCTAGCGCCCAAGAAGCTCAAGACGCTACTGTTGGGGACTTCGGTTCTAATAACCAGCAATCTGCTGAAACAATAGACAATCGAACAACGACAACAGTCACTCAAGAGGGTACGCCGGTCAATACCGCTGTTGCCCCGAGTGGCCCAAGCTACAACCAAGACGTGTGTACCTTTACTGGCAGTGCCGGTGTACAAACACAGGTGTTTGGTTTAGCTATTGGTAGCCCAATAAAAGACGAGAATTGTGAGCGTTTAAAGCTGTCTAAGCAGCTACAGGCGCTTGGATTGAAGGTTGCAGCCGTATCGGTTATGTGCCAAGATCATCGTGTATGGTGGGCTTTATTTGAATCAGGGACGCCATGTCCCGCTAACCAAGGATTAATTGGTGATGATGCGTACACATTCTATAAAAATCGTCCTGATAGGGTTCCTAATAAGCCTATCATCTACCGCGAGAAGCCAAACAGACCTCCAAAACCATACAGCCGTCATAGATAGCCTTATAGGGCCGGAGGCAAACAATTTTATTTCGCAAATGGCCGCTAACATGGTTAGTGGTAACACTACTATTGTTGACCCTAATACTGGGCACGAGTACCACGTCACACAGGGTCAACTGGACGCATTCAATGCTGCCTATGCTACTGCCCTTGCCGAATCCACTCAAGAGCACCTCACTGGTTTGCTGATACAAGACCAAATACTTGAACAGCAGGTAGAGTTTGACCACCAGAAAAACACGATGATAGACGAAGCGCAAGAGATGGCCGCTGTTACCGCTATTGCAGCAGAGATTGAAGTTGCCGATGAGTCAACCAAGATCGGAATGGAGAAGTACGCTACTGATAACGACCTACGCGAAATCAAGCAAGAAACGCGAGATACCTACGCTGCAAGCATAGAAGGTATGGTAGTAGCATCACGAACGAAGAATATGCTTGAACAGTACGAAGGTGCGATAATTGAAGCGACTACGTTTAGCACACAGGCATCCGGTACTGTTCAGGCATTTTATGATAATGCTACGGTAAGTATTGACGACCTATACGTAAACCAACTCAACCTAGCTTGGAATGGTATAACCGTAGGCGTAGAGAATGAATTTTGGACAGATAATCTAAACATAGAGCAGGGTTACTTTCCTGACCACAACAACGAGATGAATCCATAATGAACGCAGAACAGATAAGCACGTGGATAGGTATAGCAGGCGCTTTAGGTGGTGTAGCTATGACTTTTGCTACAATGGAAGAGAAGGTGGCTCAACTAGAAGGTTCTATGGCAGAACTGTATAATGTTGAGGAAATCCGCGTTATGGAACGTAGGTTGACCACTTTAGAAGTTACACAGTCTAACAGCGATGTTGGGCGTATTTCAGCAACTATAGCAACCTTAGAGGGACAAATTAAAAATGCTAACCAAACTATTGAACGACTTGAAGGCACTATTAGTGGGCTTCAAAACCAAGATACAAGCGAAATACAAAGCGGCGTTAGCGTTAATCAAAGCCGAATATCATCTTTGCAAAGCACGATTGAAAGGCTTGAAGGGCAAATTACGCGCCTTGGTTCGAGACTAAACACACTAAAAAACAACAGTAACCCACTGGGGTAGATTATGAATTTTGGCGCTATAAAAGGCTTAATTGGGGCAGTCGCCCCTACCCTAGGTACAGCACTAGCTGGGCCATTAGGTGGTACTGCGGCGCAGGCTATATCAGCAGTTCTAGGCTGTAAGTCAGACCCTAAGTCTATTGAGACAGCGATGCAATCTGCTACACCTGAGCAGCTTGTTGAGATTAAGAAGGCCGAGCTAGACTTCGAGAAGAAGTTAGCAGAGTTGGAAGTCGATATATTTGCTTTGGAGGCTCAAGATGTCAAAGATGCGAGACAGGTACACAAAGGAGATTGGACGCCGCGAGTCGTTGCGCTTGTGTCTCTTATGGGTTTTGTTGGGTACATTTTCCTTGTTACTATCCAGCCACCTGATGCTAACAGTGACACTATAGTGTCATTAGTCTTAGGTTATATGGGCGGTGTAGTATCCGCCATTACTTCTTTTTACTTTGGTGCGAGCCACAAAACAGATGACTGATTTTAAATACTTTAAACTGGAAGAATTTGATTGCCAAGAGACTGGCGAGAACGACATGCAGGAAGAGTTTATCCACGCATTGGATAAGTTACGTGAGGCGTGTGGATTTGCGTTCACAATTACTTCTGGGTACAGAAGCCCTACACATTCTATCGAAGCTAGAAAAGCTGCTCCGGGGACTCATAGTCAAGGTATAGCTGCTGATATAAAGGTTGCCGGTGGCGCACAACGATTTAAAATTGTGGAGAAAGCGCATCAACTTGGTTTTGGTGGTATTGGCGTAGCTAAGACGTTTGTACATGTCGATATTAGAAGCACAACGCCTGTGTTGTGGGTGTACTAGAGGTAACAATGCCATTAAGTAAGGTAGAGCTAAAGCCCGGCGTAAACAAAGAAGGTACACGTTACAGCACTGAAGGTGGCTGGCACGACTCCGATAAAGTACGGTTCCGTAAAGGCTTGCCGGAAAAGATTGGTGGGTGGGTGCGCCTATCTAACAACGTGTTTAACGGTATATCTCGCTCTATCCATAGCTGGCGTACTCTAGCTAGTAAGCTATACGTAGGTGTAGGTACAAACACTAAGTTCTATATAGAGTCTGGTGGTGAGTACAATGACATAACCCCACTCCGCAAAGCTACGGCTACTTTAGCTGATGACCCCATTGTCACCACTGCAAGTTCTACTACTGTGCGCGTAATAGACACTACTGGCGGATACGGCAATGGGGACTTCGTGACGTTTGCGGGTACGGCAGAGACGACGAACGGGGTGACTACTGCTCTACTAAGCAACGAATTCCAAATATCCCACAACTTGTCAGAACAAGCTACCGCAAATGTCGCAGCAACCACTTCGGGCAGTCAGGAAGTCACCCTAGACGGCAATACTGGCACTATCGCTATTGGTATGACAGTGACGGGTACTGGAGTAGGTACGGGGGTATACGTCTTAGATGTTACTACCGGCGATTTAGACCAGAACAAAATAAAGCTAAGTGCAGCTAAATCCTTAGATGAAGACGTTGCGCTGTCGTTTACGTTCGCTGATTCCTACACCATAACTATAGCTAGCGCCTCGGGAGGTAGTCCAGCAGCCTTCCCTGCGGGCGGAAACGCTATTACAGCTACGTACAAAATAAACTCAGGTGATGAAGTACAGACTCCAACTCAAGGTTGGGGCGCGGGATACTATGGTGGTGGGGTTTGGAGCACTGGGCTGACTACCGAATCTAACATACGTTTGTGGAGCCAAGCTAACTTTGGCGAAGACCTTATCCTTAATTATAGAAGCGGGCCGTTGTACTACTGGAAAGGTAGCAATGCGTTAACTACTTTAGCTGTACCGCTAGACGATAAAGATGCAGTAACCGCCAATAAACATAACGATAGCGGTGGCTCTACCACAGCTTTAGTAATAAATGATAACGTGGGCACGGTACGTGTCGGTATGATTGTGGGGGGTACAGGAGCCGCAGGCGTTGTTCGTGTAGTTACTGTGACCGACCAACAAAATCTCGTGCTTGATACGGCTGTAAACGTGTCCGATGATGCTCCTCTTACTTTTAAGTATGATGTGCCGACCAAAGCTAACAGGGTACTGGTATCAGATATTAGCCG